GCGGATCAACTCTAGTCCCGACGAATTAAAAGTGTTGTACGGACCACTCATCCATAGCGTGGAGAAGAAAATGTTCAAACATAAGGCTTTCATTAAGACTATGCCCGTCGAAGACAGAGCGCAGGCCATCACCGACGAGTTGGTCCGACCGGGAGCCACCTATGTAGAACAGGATTATACCTCTTTTGAAGCGCATTTTACCAGGGACAAAATGAAAATATTTCACGATTTTGTAGAGTATATGCTAAGGGGAATTGGAGAGGAAACCAAGAAGAGCATCGAGGAGAGAAACAAGGCACATGACACCAAACATCGAATAGGTATGCCGTACGAAAAGGCAAAAGCGCTACCTACCAAGAGTCTTATGGCTTTTTGCCTCAGCACAATATTAGGCAGAAGGAAGTTGGGATTCAAGCATTTTGGTACCTACCAAATGATTGCCAGGCGATGCTCCGGTGAGATGGATACTTCATCAGCAAATGGTTTCACGAACTTTGCACTCACAGAGTACATAGCACATTTACACAAAACTAAAGCTAGACAATTTGTAGAAGGAGACGACGGATTAGTACGTTTCGAAAATGGCTACGTTCCCACACAAGAAGAGTACTACAAACTCGGTTGGGACATTAAGATAGTTAGTGTAAAACGAATTGAGGAGGCTTCCTTTTGCGGCCTGAAGTTCCATCCAGACGATAAGATCGTCGTTTGCGATTTCCGAGAAGCCATAGCAAAATTTGGATTGTCCAACGGACGTTATGCCCGCTGCAACGATAATATAGCGAAGCAATTGCTTAGAGCTAAATCGTTGAGCATGGTATGTCAGTTCGGGCAAGTACCATTGCTAGGAGCTTTAGGCCGGCGAGGTTTGCAACTCACTTCAGGAATAAACATTAGAGAAAGCGTTATCAACAGCTATGAACTGTACAAGCGTCACGAATTAAAGGAGCACATTAGACGAAGCAAAGATAAAATTAAACCATGGGACATTCCATACAAGCCCCCTCCAGGAACTAGATCACTATTTCAAGAATTATACGGGATAACAGCTGAAGATCAGATAAGATTTGAAACTGACATTATGTCGGTTCCATTAGGCGAAGGTTTCAGTCTGGCACCATACGCAAGACTCCAGAATGTAATGGAGCATTGCGTTAGATTGACAGACTATCTGACCGACGGCGAGTTGTACTGTATCAACCGTCATTCATTCATTAAACAAGCCTATTTAAACCATTGGCGAGAAATAAAAATAAAGAATAAAAAGACAGTAGCCAGGCAACTGTAC